TTAAGCCTTCAGAAATTGATTATGTGTTTGTAGGACACACACATGTTGATCATATTGGTTTACTTCCAAGATTGATTAAAGAAGGTTTTACAGGAAAAATTATAGCATCCCATGCCACCGCACAATTAATGAAGCCATTGCTCTATAATTGTGCTTTTATTTTACTAAGCGAGGCAAATGCGTTATCATTCAAGTATAAAAGAGACTACTCTCCTATTTATACCGAAGATGATGTTGCAAAAACGCTCGAATATATATATGAATTCGATGAATTGCATACACAGTATATTTTGGATGATATAGTATCGTTTAAGTGGTATGAAAACAGTCATTGTGTTGGTGCAAGACAATTACAGCTTATATTAAAAGATAAAAATGGTGTTTCAAATTCTATTTTATACACTTCTGATATTGGTTCTTTAAATACTAAAAATCATTATGTTTCTAATACTGAAATCCCTACTGATTTTAATAAAATAACGATTATGGAATCTACATATGGAGAACCTGGTCGTATAAATAAAAAAACTAGAAAATTTGATTTGGAACATCTAAGAGTTGCTATTGAAACTGTAACAGAGCGTGGCGGGACAGTCATTATGCCATGTTTTAGTTTTAGTAGGACACAAGAAATATTAACAAATTTATATAATATATATCATAATACCACTTTTCAATATGACATAATAGTTGATTCTATTTTATCATGTGATATTTGTGATATGTATTCTAATCTTCTATTTGATGAAGACTTGGACTTATGGAATAAAGTAAAATCTTGGGAGAATGTAAAATTTATAAAAGAAAAAGAAGATTCTCTTGCTTGCGTAAAATCTCATAACCCTAAGATTATATTAAGCAGTTCTGGATTTTGTACGAATGGTAGGATCCTGTCTTATCTACATGAGTATCTTAATGATGAAAACAGTATGGTAATATTTAGCGGTTATACTGGATCCGACAATTCATATTTATCATACCGAATTAAAAATTATAAAGAAAATAAATTTATAAAAATCAGTGGCGACAAAGTTGAAAATAAAGCGGATTGTATATCATTAGGAACTTTTTCATCTCATGCAAATAGAAATGAATTGCTTACATATGGATCTAAAATTAATACAGAAAAATTAGTGTTAGTTCACGGATCTATTGTTGCTAAAAACAGCTTAAAAGAAGATCTAAAAGAGTCCATATCAAAAGAAAACAAAACTTTTAAAGTAATTGCTTCAACAAAAGATATGGTAATTGGATTATAGGAGAACAAGGAATGGATATTGTTGAATTATTTAAAGGTGACGATGATCTGTATACAGAAATTATAAAAGATCATCTTCAGGAACGAAAAATTATACTTAATGAGGAAGTCAATGACGGAATTATTGAAAATGTATGCTTAATGATTATGAAATGGAATGAAGAAGATAAATATATTCCTGCATCAAATCGTAAGCCTATTTTTATTTATATCAATACTGATGGAGGAGACGTATTATCTGGTAATCAAGTGCTTAGTACTATTGCTGCTTCTGAGACTCCAGTTTATACAGTAGGACTTGCAAAATGTGCGTCCATGGGATGTTATATTCTTGCTGCCGGACATAAACGATTTTGTTTTGAAAATACAGTAGTGCTTTATCACGATGGACAAACTGGGTATGTTAGTTCTTCAAATAAAGGAAAAGATATTCAGAAATTTTATGACAATCTTGAAAAAAGAATGACTGATTTTATGGTCAAACATACAAGCATGACTGCAGAATTTCTTGAAGATATAAAAGATAGAGAATATTATATGTTCGCTGAGGAAGCAAAAGAAAAAGGAATTGTTGATCAGGTTATTGGAATTGATTGTAAATTAGATGATATTATTTAACGAAAAATTACATATCTTTTTACATATATAATAATATCATCAGTAAAGCAATATGTCAATAAAAAATAGGAATAAATGGAGATAAAATTATGGAATTAAAAAAAACAATTAAATACGACGGAAAACTTAAAGGACTTCATATGGTAGAAGGTCAACTTGTGGATCTGAATGGAGAAATCGTAGATATTCTTGAGATTTTTACCAGAGCATATGGAGAAAAACCATTTGATATGTCTACTACTACTAAAACTGAGGAGATTATTGACCTCGATGATGAGGACACTGATTTTGATCCAGATATGAAATAAGTAGGTAGATTGTATGGATAAAAATATATTTTTAAGAGAACAATTAGATCTGATTAAAAGAAAACAGATGGATCCTTCTATTGAATGGCAAGACGTTGCGGATTTTCGTGAAGAATACTCCGGTGAAAAAGAACATCGAGATACTATTCGAAAAGGATCTAAACTTTTGTTAGAGTATATTAATGGAGGATGGGATCTTGTTCCATCCTCTTCTATTGATATGGGAAGTTTTTCTGAGGCGATGGAAATAAAGAAAGAACGTATCAAGCTGCAAACAGAAAAACAAGAGATGAATAAATGGATACGAGAATTATCCCGTGATGAAATGATCGCAGAGAAGATGGTTAATGCAATTACCACTCTTCCATCACTCATCATCCCGGAACCAATTACTATTGGTCCAAGTAAAAACGATTATCTACTTACTATATCAGACGCTCATTATGGTGTTGAGTTCTGCATAAAAGATTTCTGGGGATATACAATCAATGAGTATAGTCCTAAAATATTCGAGAGTCGTATGTGGGAGTTATTTTACAAAGTAGTTGATCAAATTCAAAAAGATGATATCAAATTATTACATATATTCGAGCTTGGAGACGCTTTAGAAGGTATTCTACGTGCAAATTCACAGCTTATGCAGCTTAGATATGGAATTATTGACTCTGCAATTTTATATGCCAATTTCTTGTCTGAATGGTTAAATGAGTTAAGTAAACACGTAACAATTAAATTTCAAATGATAAAAAGATCGAATCACAATCAGCTTAGACTTGTTGGACAGCCTAAGAATGCTTTTCCGGATGAAGATATGAGCAAATCTATGCTTGTATTTATTAAAGAAAGACTTAAAAATAATCCGAATATTAAAATAATTGAGAACCCAACTGGATTGGCGTATGCTCAATTAGGAATTCACAATATTATTGGTGGTCATTTTGAAACGAAGGATCTTGGAAAAGAATTAATGGAATATTCAAAAACATATAATGTGCCACTTGATTATATTGTATCTGGTCACTGGCATTGTTCTTTTTCTGGAGAGATTGGGATCAATTCAGAATATCTGTCTGTAAGATCAATCATTGGAGTTAACCCATATAGTATGAAAATTAATAAGACAGCTAATGCCGGAGCTTCGATGTTCGTTTTTGATCAGAATGACGGATTGATAGATGAGCATAAATATAAATTACATTAAAAACGTCCGCATTTTATAATGTGGACGTTTTATCTTTTGTAATTCATTCAAATGATTCCATTAACAAAGTTACAATATTAGTATAACATAATATATTAAAAATGCAATTGTTATTTACCCTCACTGGACTTACTTTTTACTGATGTCGGTGAAACATTTCGCGATGATCATACACGCAAAATGCTACATTAATTAAATTGAACAGCCATGTGCTGCATATAAAAAATGTATTCATGCATTATACCTCCCGTTCCGGCTCAATGAGCTTTATGCAGCAGGTTTATGAACTCACGCTTACCGTATGTAAAACGGCGTCCGTAGTAAATTTCGGTCCAGCTCCACATGAATGTCGGGACCACTCCGACATTCCGACATCTTTTGGATGTCTCCACCTCGATTGTATATAATAACATATTGTGTCTATACATTCAAGTAAAATAATACAAGTAGTATGCTATCACGCTGCTACTTATATTATACATTTCTGGAGGGCGGTCTTGCCCTCCTATTTTCTATTACGACATATGGCGGAATTGGCAGACGCGCCAGATTTAGGTTCTGGTGTTTATTCGTGAGAGTTCGAGTCTCTCTATGTCGATTAATGAATAAAAGGAGGAGTTGTTTATGGCTGTAGCTACAAAAAGAACAACTAAAACTGAGCCGGTAAAAATGACTCCGACTCAAATGAGAAACAAAATTCAAGATCTTGAAAATAAGATAGATATATATGAAAATGACACTGCTTGGTGTTTCATGTGTGGGAAACCAAAAAATAAAAGTAAATTTTATGATAATACAGATCCTTTGACAAGCTCTGGTTGCTCTCCCATTTGCAAAGAATGTGCAAAGAAAATCGCATTAAGAACTGATAAAAATGGGGATGAGCATGAACCAACAAAGGAATCTATCATATTGGCCTTAAGATATCTTAACAAGCCATTTCTCAATAGTCTATACGATTCAAGTATACAAGAATCCCAAAATGAAAATACAGGAAAAACCAAATCTAATGCATGGACTGCATATATAAAAAATGTATCAATGAAGAATTATATTGGATTGACATTCTGGGATTCTGATATGTTTAAAGAAAAAGTTATTTATGAAGATGAAAAGACAGTTGATGATGTTATAAAGGGGCGAGAAAATCAGGATACGTACAGTGAGTTTACTAAAAATAAAAATGATGTCGTTAGGCTTCTTGGATATGATCCATTTGAAAAAGAAGCAATCTCTGATCAGCCTTTCTTATATTCTCAACTTGTCGGGCTACTTGATTCAAGCGAAGATGCAAACGATGATATGATGCGTACCGCTTCTGCTATTTCTATTGTAAGAGCGTTTCTACAACAAACAAAAATAGATAATGCAATTTCTAGTTATATGTCTGATATTCGTAAGTTGCAAAATAATTCTGCGACAATTAAATCCCTACAACAATCTAAAAAAGATCTTACCAGTATTATTAAAGATTTGGCAGCCGAAAGTTGTATATCTTTAAAAAACAATAAAAACGCTAAGAAAGGCGAAAATACATGGACAGGGAAAATCAAGAAAATAAAGGATTTGAACCTTCGCGAAGGTGAAGTGAACGGATTTGATATTGGTACATGTCGTGGTATGCAACAGGTTATGGATATGAGTAATGCTTCTATATTAAAGGCGTTACGCCTTGACGAATCTGAATATTCAGATATGGTTGCAGAACAACGACAAATGATTACTTCTTTAAGAAGTGACCTAGATAATTATAAAGAAATCTCTCGTATTTTATTACGTGAAAATATAGATCTCAAAGATTACATGGAAGAGGCTGGATTGATTAAGCCAGAAGACTTAGTTGATCTTGATGAATTATATTCTTGCTTTAGTTCACAGGAAGAAGAGGTGATTGAGGATGATAGATCCCCAGAAGATACGAAAACTTCCGAAGCTTAATTATTGCGAACAAGGAGATAAAATTTTTGTAAAACCTGGAGTTTATCCAATGTCCTCTAGGAAGTTAGAAGGTTTCATAAAGATTGCTAATCTCCAAAAATATTACCAGTGTAATCCGGTAAGATTTATTAATGATTTCTTTAATATTGAATTGCTTGATGCTCAAGCCTGGATCATTCAAAGATCCTGGAACTGTCCTAACGTTCTTCTTGTTTGCACTCGTGGATTCGGAAAATCTACTTTGATAGATATCATGGTTATGGCCAAAGATATGTTGTTTAACAACTATTGGACCTATATTGCTTCAGGCTCAGGCAGTCAGGCTGAACAAACCTTTACGACCCTTGAAAGAATTGCAAATGATAATATAGACACAATGCTTGGGTCAACAGGATATATATTCAAGGCTGAGATTGAAATAAAGAATGCTGCGGGAGATGGTTTCAGCCACTCTTCTAATGGATTCTCATATAGTCTTTATAATGGTGCATTTACTCAAACACTCAATAGTAATATAGATAAAAAAAGAGGTATGCGTGGTAATGTAATATTTGATGAATGCGGATGGCTTTCTGATGAAATGCTCCAAACTTATGGTGCATTCGCAATTGTCAATAAAAGTTTCAAATCTGGAAAAGACCGTGATGGTAATTCTATTGATATTAATCGTCTAAGATGTATTCCGTCAAATATCCCTAACCAATTATTTTATATATCTTCTGCTTCTTCTACTGATACAGAGTTTTACAAATTATATCGCGATTTTAGTAAACGACAACTTATGGGAGATCCAGATTATTTTGTAGCTCATATTGATTGTGAAGTTGCATTTAAACCTACTATTCGTGGACAAGTCATGGAACCATTGCTTACCCGATCCACGGTTGAAGCTGCTATGCGTTCTAATCCTGAAAAAGCTCGTCGTGAATATTATTGCGAATTTACTTCAGATGCAGGAGCAAATGCAATTATTCGTAGGGGTGTTATTGCCAGAAATGAGGAAATAAGAAAACCTATTTTATACAATGATACCGGACAGAGAAAAATAGTTATTGCATACGATCCAGCTCGTAGCAGAGATAATTCTGTAATCCTTATTGTAGAAGTGTATGAAGACAAAGATCAAAATGGTGATAAAGAATATAAAATGCGGTTATTAAATTGTATTAATCTTGTAGATATCAGCGCAAAGCGTAAAAAACCAATGCAAACTCCGGATCAGATTGATTATTTAAAAGAATTAATTCTTGATTATAACCAGGGTGGCGATGATACATATAGTAACATTTTAGGAATCTATATTGATGCCGGATCTGGTGGCGGTGGAGTTAATATTGCTGATTATCTTATGCCAGATTGGAAAGGGAAAGATGGGAAAATACACAGAGGGCTTATAGATAAAGAATACTCTGAAGAGTATATAAAAAAATTCCCAAATGCAGTAAATAAAATACATCTTATGTCTCCTACCCAATATAAATCTGAAATGTATGAGGCGATGATTGAACTTAT